CACGTCCTTTGTCGATTTGAGCACCTGGACCGTCTGTGCTGCCACGAACGCGTGCTTTTCTGTCACGCCAATCACATCAAGCGTCTGCTCTTTGAGGAAGCCGAGCGCCCCGCCGATGGTTGCCAGCCCTTCATCGACTGCCGCGAAGGCGAGCGCATGCTTGATCATCTCGCCAAAGCCGAAGCCCGCCTCCTTGGCACCCTCGCCCGTCTTCTTGAGGCTTTTACCTGACTCTTCAGCCTTTGAGCCCACAGAGGACAATTCGGACTTGACCGATTTGACCTTCGAAGTCAGATCAGACACATCGGCCTTGTATTTCACAAGTAAGTCGCCTACTGATACGGTACTCATCTATTGCCTGCCTGCTTCCTCGCGTGCTTTACGTTTGGCTTCCTCGATCTCCGCCTGCGTGTCCTCTTTTTCCAACTGGTAGAAGACAATCCACTCGTGGAATTCCGTGGCCGTCATGGCTGCAAAGAATTCATCGAGGGTAAGTCCTGAACCGCCTCCGCCGAGCTCGCGGTAGAGGAAGAGACTGAACCGTTTGATTGGGCTGCTTGCAATTTTTTTTTCGTCTCAGCCAGCAAATCCACGCCAATGCCCGATGCTTGCGAAGCCAGATCAGACAACGGCTTGAGCACCACCAGGCCGAAGGCTGCCACGCCAGAGCCCTCACCGGTGGTTGTGCCCATATCCGTATCTGAGAACAGGCGTTCTTTGGTGGCACGCATGACCAGCGACTTGCACACCACGGCAGCCATCATCAGGATTTCATCTGTCTCCCCGTCCGGCCCTTCTGCTAGCTTCTCGCACTGTTTGAGTTCGCTTGCCTTGAGTTCCAGCACGGACAATTCCCCATCCAGCTCTTCTAAGCCAGGAAGCGAGAACTCCACCGGCTTTTCCTGCAGTTTGCGATTGAACAGGAGTGCCCGCGCCTCCGCTGCGTTATGTGGCATTTAGTTGTCTCCGTCCTTCTCCCAGGGAGGATTGATGTTATTTTCTCCTAATGACAGCCCAAGCATCATCTTGGCATATTGGAGATGACGCCATGCCAGCGTTATCTCTGGCCCGCCTTTTTCAGGCCGCTTCTCTGCTACACACCGTACACGTTTAATGATCTTGCTGATCGCCTGGCGTTCATCGTGCAGGTATTCCACCAGCGTCATCTCATGCTCTTCATCCATTTTTAATTTTCCTTACCTTATAATCACTAGGAATTAAAGAATTCATCGGTCAACTGAAACACCAAATCCTGCGTCACGACCTTGCCTGCATCCGTCTTGATGTTGCAATCACCCGCATAACAAAAGCCCTCGTACCTGTTCCCCGGTGGTGTCTGGAACGACACAATCAGGAAATCACGTGCTACCAGGCTTTGCGCCCTGGCTATGTTGATCCAGAATGAGCCATACTTCAGCGTGCCCTCCAGCGTGGTCGGCGTGAAACTCTTAGCACCGCCTGATGCCGCTGCGCTCTGAAACGTCGTGGTGTCATCCGTGTTCATCTTGCCATTGAACTCACAACTAGCGGCTTCTGCAATCTGCGCATACGGGAAGTAGTTGCCTGAGTGGAACCTCACCTGCGTTCCGGCAAGTTGCATAGCAGCAAACACCACGCGTGCGTTGGCTCTGAACAGCGTAAAGCCGGTCGTGATGGTGGCCCACGTTGCGCCGCCTTGCAGTCTGGTGATGTTCACTGATGGAGATGCACCGCCGGTCAGGAGGTTATTTGTCAGCGTGATCAGGGCTTCCGCCGTCTTTGCCATAGTGCCAGCGAACTCAACGATGAATGGTGTAGCTGGACCTGGCCCACCGGTTACCAGTGCATTACCCGCGCCAATGCTCGACAGGGCTTGCAAGCGTGTCTGCACCGTGGCGGCATTGTCATTCCAGTTGATCGTCGCTGTGGTCTGAGCCCCAAAGGTGAGCGTGAATGTTCCCCCTGTCGGCGCGCCGGTGATCGCAAGCTGCTGTGTTTCGTCATACTGCGCCTGCACGACTACCGGTACCGACTTGTCCAGGTAGCGGTGGGCCGCTACCGACGTGATAAACGTAATCAAGTCCGCCGTTGTGGTCGCATCGTCAGTGAGTGCCACAGATGGCAACGAAGCGATAAGGACACTACTGTTGTAGCCAGCAACCGCCATGACAGCGCCTCCCTTTCTCTATAAGACGGCTCTACAGGCTATGCGAGCGTAACTGTCCCATTCATCAGCAGTGTGAACTCGACGTCCACCTTACTCTTCGGGTCCGTCTTGATGATGTAATCGATGATATAGGCGCTGAACGTGTAGGTGTTCGTGACGTTGGGCGAGAAGATGAACGTGGTCAGCGTGCGCGCAAAGAACGCCGTCTCGATCACCAGTTGCCCGTTCGTGTCGGCCTTGTTCCACGAGCCGATGATTTTGGCTTGCATTTCCAACAGCGTGGGGACAAAGGTCTTGGTGCCCACGGCAGCGCCACCTGAGCCGCTGAACGCCGTGGTTTCCACATTGCCCATTTTGAACGGGAGTTCGTGGGTCATGATATCAAGAACGGCATTTGTTGAGATTTTAAGAGTAGCTGGGTACGCTGCTACAGCCATGATGGCATCTCCTTACTTCTTGTGTACAACATGCGCATAACATGTGCACACATTTGTCTACATCTCCTGAGTGAAGGACTCGTACTCCACGGATGTATGTAAAATCTTGTTATCGCCCGGGTCATTCATCGGAATGGCAGCCTGGTACAGCAAATAGATCAATTTCTGTGTTGCCAACGGTATGGTGCTTTGATCTTTTTGATCGAGCAAGGTGTTCATGCGTGCCAGGATTTGCTGCGACTTCTGGAAGCCGCCGAACTGGCTATCCCAGATATGGATTTTCACCATCGTGAGATAGCCGCGCGTGCCGAAGGCGTTCATCTTCCCGCCTATCTCGTGGCTGTCCCCGAGCGTGAGATACGGAAACGGCTGGTTCTCAGGCACGGCCCCGAAGTCAAAGACGGCATAGGTGCCGATCATGGGCGTAGCCAGCAGTGCCACCAGCGTCGCATCGCCGGTGAGTCTGGCATACACGGCAGTATCGACTTCGTTCAGCGATGTTTGCGCACTCATACGTCACCGCCTCCCAGATCGGCCTGCAACTGCTTAGCGCCAGCATCGAAGCCCTGGCGCAAGAACGGCCTGCCGCGCATCTTCACGGTACCCTCATGCACGAATAAGGCGTAGTAGACGTTTGTTCCAATGGTAGACTCAAGAAACACCGAGTTGTCCACCTGGATCGATGCCCGCAGCCTGCCGCCGTGATAGTTCTTGATGCCGGTGCTTTCGGGTGTGCCCACCGGGCAGTTGATCTTGGCGACTTTCTGGCAGGTGAAGCCCGCAAGATGCACCGCTTTATTGGCGCGATCGACGTGCTTCTGATAGTGCGCGTCGATCTGCGCGAATACCTCGTCCATGCCGCTGATCGTGACTTCATCGCTCATGATCGCACCGTCCCCGTCGCTTGCCATTCTTCCAGGTACAAGATGATGTCCGTGTTCATCTCGTCGTAGTTGCCCACGCCGCGTATCCAGTAGGTGTGGTTGCCGTAGACCATGCGCATGATCACACTCACGTTCGTGCCACGCCGCCAGCGCATGTACGCCCTGGAACTGACGCCTGGATAGAGCGCCTGTGCGAGAAACTTCTCGTAGGGTGACCACGTGCGCAAGGTTATCGGCACATTGGTTAGCCCTGGCACATCTACCCAGTTCCCACCATTCACAAAGCCGCCCTGGCCGTTGGGTGTGCCCGTCAAGCTCTGGAACTTGGCGTACACCTTGCGCCCTGAAGCGGTCGCGCTGACCTGTTTACGGCTTGAGAGCGACGGCATGATTACGCCCTTTCCGGCCAGTGCCAGGTACGCGGCTCTTTGTCTTCAGAGTAATGAACCGATGTTGCCCAAACGACGCCCGAGCCATAGGAAGCGGTTTGCGGGTCTTTTGGGTCAACATCGTTATTGCAGTCCGTAAAAACCAGCAGGTTTACTGTGCCACTGGCTTTCATCGACTCAAACACTCTTACTATGATTGCCGGTCTGTGCTGGCCTTTTGAGTAGCCATCAGGCAGCACAAAATGCACAATCCGACCTTCGATTAATCCTTCCATCTACAGCACCCAACTCTTTCTGCCCAGGAAGATGTTCCTGAGCTCGTCCGACTTGTCCTCACCGAGCCGGTTCTCATACTTCCAGGCGATATATTGCAACAACATCAGTTTCAGTTCAGGCGGCAGCGTCGTATAGCCGCAGGTGAACGTCAAGCGGTACTGGTAGGCCGGTGGTGGATACTGCAAGAGCACCACGCCAGGGATAGGCAGCGTGTCCACAACGTAATTGGGCACGCCATTGACCGATTGCGGCCACGTCTGCCAGGCATTGAATACCGTAATCCTGTACTCAAACAGGCTCACCGCGGTCAGCGGCGGC